GATTGGGGTGATGAAACTGACTTTGTAACTGCTAAACTTTCACTCCCAATACATAGTGGTCTTTTTGCTGATGGTGGATCTAAAATCTTCCCAGTTCTTATGACTGATGGTCTCTTTGTTGAAATAGACCTTGAAGACCCCGGTAAATATCTTAAGCAGTTAGATAGTGTGAATCGTAATCGTAGAATGAAGCAGAATCCGGTGTTTCATGGTATAGATGCTGCGGGAGCAAACTTAGGGGTTGATAATGCTAGTGTAAGAACTACAATATTTTTAGGAAAACAAAACAACATGATTCCCGAGGGAACTTCAGTTCAGCGTTGTCCTTTTGTAAAGGGTGAACGTATTGGTATATGTAAGATTGATGATCCACTTACGGAATGTTCTTTAAAAGTAGGTGGTGCTCAAGCATACCCAAAAATTACTGATATTGATACTAATAGTGGACGGATTAGATTAACACTTGAGGGATTTACAAATAGTGATCAAGGAACTGGCGTTGACGCAACAACGGATGGTTTTATTTTATTTAGTGCTGCTCTTGATACTAAACGTGTTCAAGTAGCTGATTTAACTACTCAACTTCTCCCCGCTACTACCGCTTATGCCGCAACCACAACAATCTCCGATGCTCAGATAGTTGTTCAGCAAGTAGGATTAGACCCACAATATGAAGCTGGTATGATGAAGAGAATGAGAGATGGTGGTTCTATTGAAATTGATATTCCTAGTGTTACCAATTACAAACATTCACTATTGAAGACAAACCGCAACGCAACTGTTAATGTCCCAGTATCTAATACTCGTGCTAAATCTATGATTATTATGCCTACTGACGCAACCGTCCTATCGGCACCGGCAATGATGGCGGGAACACAAGAAACATATGAAGAAGAGGCAACTGATATGGATGGACAACTTCATAGTATTCGCAGCGGTCAGTGTGGTATTATTGATCGTCTTACTTCTTATCAAATGGTTGTAGATGATAAACTTGTTCCATCTCGTCCTATTGTTGTATCCAAGATTAATAAGGGTGTGAGTATCTCGGCACAGCCTCTAATTGAATTAGAAAAAGCACTGAATCAAGCTGGAGTTGTCCCAAGATCATTTGTTGATTACAATCGTAATTTCTTAATTGGACGAGCATATGCTCTAAATGATGGTGTAGCAAATCTTAATAATAAATCTAATCAGCTACAGCTCTTCTATAATGAAACTACGGCGGCGGGTGCCGACCAAGCACCGGAAAAGGATAAACTACTCTTCTGCTTTGTATTCCATATTCGCAGAGTGTCAATCCGTGGGGATTCGGTGAGTGTCACATTGTAAACCGAAGATATCTTTTATAATATAAAAAAACCAAACATAATTTAAGTATTTTATCTATGTATCTTTTTTTATTTTTTATTTTAAATTTATTTTATGTATATTAATATATAAAATGAGTCGCAAGTATTTAAACGTTCAGCCCAATAATGTTCCCGCCTCCGGTAAAGTCTCTCATGCTCGTGGTAATCCAATTCTTACTGTAACCCTTGGTCGCCAAGATGCTATGTTAGATTTATCGTCTCTTCGTCTGTCGGGTGATTTCAATATATGGAGAAATGCTGCTGGAACTGCTCACCCCGAAGAAGGTTTAGGAACTGAACTACGTGCCTCCCATAAACTCGGTGTTTACGCTGCTATCGATCAACTAGTTTTTCGCCACGCAGAAACTAAACAAGTCATAGAACATATTAGACACTATGGACGATTTATGAGTTCATATTTGCCGACAATGGCGGGGACCCAAGACACGGCGGGACATCTATCTAAGACTGCTTTAATTATGCCTAATTATCAATCGTTCCGTGATAGTGTTATTCGTAATACAAGGAACTCGGTTTTCTGTATCCCACTTCCTTCGGGTCTTACTTTAGGGGTTTCTAAACTACCATTAGATAAAGTTCCTCTAGAAATTGAAATCCACCTCGCCCCCGATAGTCAGTTCTTTTATTCTAGTGATGCTCTAACTGCTAATATTGTTAATGCTTTCTATGAATTCTCTAATCTTGAAGTAACATGTGAAGTAGAAACTGGTGTATCATCTCCGGATACTGGTGTTTTAGAATTTAATTCTATTACTTCATATTTCTCAACTCTTGAAAGTAGCAATTCTATTATTAATTTCAATCTTGGATTATCTAAGGTTCTTGCTTCTTTCGTCAATTTCGTCCCCGCAAATTTCATTAATAACCTTTCTCAAGATGGTTTCCTTACGTATATGCCTACATTAAAACCTAATGCTGCTGGAACTGGTGATGGTGGAGTTGCTAACCTTGAGACAATTTCATTCCTCCGTAATGGTGAACGTTTCCCATCTTCATTTGAGGTTGAAAGTGTTCATGATGCTACTACTAATGCTACCTCTGTTGTTGATCCTCAAGTTATTAAAGGTTTCCTCAATTCTATTATTCCGGAAACTCAGCACACACGAACCTCCGCTTCTCCACTAACAACTAACCGCAATTTCACGGGTAATCAGAATGCTCTCACTGGTTATCGTTTTATGCCCGATACTGGTGCTGTTTATGGTGTTGGTGTTCTCTATGATATGTTAGATAGTGAAGGTGTTGATTTCTCAAGCTCTCAGTTCTCTATTCAGATGAAGAACGGACTCGTCGACCAAAATCCTATCTCTGCATATCTATTCATCAAGTCCAAAGTTGTTGTAGCATGGTCTGCTGATAGGGGAGTCGAAGTAGTTGTTTAGATTGTTTAAATGTTTTCTATGTAATTAATTTTTTAATATTTTATTTTTTTAAATTTTTATATATTTAAGTTATATAAAAATGGAAACAACTTATACTGATAGTTTTGAGGATGATGAGTTTGATGATACGGCTTATGTGAATACGGGTGGTATTGGTGCTTTAGAGATGAAGAAAGCACTAGAGATGCGGAAAGCACTTGCTAAACAAAAAAAATCATCTAAAGAAAAAATGGCGGAAGAGCAAGGGCGAATTCCCGACCTAATCAAAATTGGTGCTATTCCTACTGAATACGGACAGAAATTACATACTGACGTAATTGACCCTTCTACGTTTTCGCAAAGACGAGTTCGTTTTACTCTTTCTCGTGTTGCCGGATTCCTTCATTCAAATTCCAAGGTTACTCTTGCGGTAACTCCTCTTGCTGGAGTTTCTAAAGGTTTCTACCCTCTTAATGTTGGTGTCTCGCAGTTGATCCAAACGGCTCAGCTTTCTATTGGTAATCAAGTTGTTTGCTCTGTTGATGATTACAATCAGTTCCACGCATATCAGTCTATGTTTATTTCTAATGAAGATAATAAGGAGAGAGAGCAGTTCTTGTCTCAGAGGTGTATTTCTCATATGCCCGTATATGATGACCGCACGGCAAATGTAACGGATAAACCTCCTAACTCTGCTAAAAAGATTGGTTTAGATGTTGGACGCAATCCGGTTGTTGCTGCTGCTGGTGGGGCCGGTGCCTTCGAACTTCTACCATTTATGCATCAAGATGGAACCTCGGCACAGACTATTAGTGAAGCACCAGTATATTCGGTATATCTAAGTGATCTATTCCCCTTCCTTAAATTTAATCAGCTTCCTATGTTTATGTTAGACCAAGAGGTTCATATTGATTTAACTTTCGTTGATGCTACAACTAGTTTAAGTGGTGGTGTTAAATCTCAGCGTCTTTGCGTGAATGGTGGAACTGGTGGAGCGGGTGATGAATCAGCATTCCAAGTAGATGAAAGTGAATGTAAATTAATTTATGATAGTATTACATATGATGGAGATATTATGGAGAAATACGCACAGCAGAATCCTAAATTAACTTTCCAGTATGCTGATTATCGCCTCACTAAGAGGACTGGTGTTAAGAATGCTGGTGCCGGAACGGATGATTTCGCATCGCTTGTATTGCCGGTTGGTGCTAATGGTCGTCTATGTTCTAAGGTCATTTTCGGTCTTCAGTCTAATGCTAACTTTGTATCTAAATCTCTACTTAATGGAACAACAGCCCATGGTGATAATGGACTAGCATACAATCTTTTATACAATGATCGGTTTGAATTTAATGTTGATCGTGCTAACTCTGCTCTTCAGTTCTCAACTACTCAAGCAGCAGAAGGTCAAGTTCCTATGGTTACTCATGATGAAATTGTTAAGAGGTCTACTGTTTCAAGCATTACGGATGAAACAATGGAAGGTCTTATTCAAGGAGCTATTGGGACTGGTGTTGAAGAATTGTTTAGGTGGAATGCGATACGTCCCAATAAAGGTGAACGTGTTAATAGCAAGGGTATGGATTTACATTACAAAATTCCTACTGGTCTTGCTGATGGAACATATACTCTCCGAGTTTATGTTGAACTTCTCAAGGTTGCTACAATTGAAGGAGGAAGATTCGCGTGCTATTTCGCATAAATTTTTTTCTAAATTAAGATATAAATGATTGGAGAACCTTTTAATGGATTTTATAAAATCTGTGATAAATGTAATAAGTGGAAATTTAAATATCTTGAAGAAAAAAAGAAGTATGAGGATCTAAAAAAATGGACTGAAGAATTATTAAAATCCAATACTGAATTATTAAATAAAATTCAAGAAGGTAAAATACAATAATCTAACTTTTTCTCGTTTTTTTTAATTTAAAAATAATCTATTTTTATAGTATAAATATGAAAATAGATTCAAGTAATCCAAGTGAAGAAATCCAAAAGGCAAGACCTAACATCAAGGCAAACACAGTTAAACAATATGAAGTTAATCTCAAGAAATTACAAAAGATATATGATACCGATGGATATAGTTTTTTATCGAAACCGGATGATGTAATGGACAAGATTAAGGATCTTCATTATCTAAGTCAACGTAACATATTAAATGCGATTGTTGTTTTATTAATGGCTCTCAATAGTGATGAAAAGTATGATAAATTATTAACAACTTATGGAGAACTAAGGGATGAATTAAATGATAAGTATAGCGATGAACAAAAGAGTGGAGTTATTAGTGATAAGCAATCTAAGAATTTCACAACCACGGAGGAGATATTCAAGATGATTAATGATATGGCTGAGGACTTAAAACCTCTAAAAAAGAAAAGTAAAGATGATTTAACTAAAAAAGAAATGCAATTATTACAAGCATACACTTTATTTAATATTTATTCAAGGATGCCGATGCGTAATGATGTTGCTGGTATGACAGCAATTAATCAAGCAGCATACAAGAAGTTAAGTGAGGATGATAAAAAAGAAAGTAATTATTTAGTTGTTCCATCCAAGGGACAACTTTATTTCGTATTAAATCAATACAAAACAAGTAAGAAGTATAAGGAGTTAGATTTACCGATTGAAGATCCCAATCTAAGAAAGATATTAAGATATTATCTCAAGATGAACGGCACCGGAGTCTTATTTAAGACATCAACGGGTAAACCATTAACAAGAACCGAATTGAGTAAGGTTCTTCTTAAGTATTCTAAGAAGTATATGGATAAGTCAATATCGACCACACTTTTACGTAAGATATATCTAAGTAGTAAATATGGTAACATGAAAGAAGAGTTGGAGAAAGACGCAAAAATGATGATGCATTCTAAAGAAGTAGCATTAAATACTTATGTTAAGAAGGCTCAAGATTAATTCTTTTCAATTAATTTAGATTGACTTTTATATTTAGAAAATAATGCTTTCCAAGAATCATTCATAAACTTAATTATTTTTTTTCTTTCTTTCACGTCATCAACATCTTCTATTCTATCCATAAATTTATCTTTGGTGGATTCTAAATCTTTATCCATAGATTCCTTAAAAGTCATTCCCAACGGTTCTTTATCGCTTTTATCACTTATTCTTTTTTTGATGAAAGTTTCAAGTTTATTTAATTCCTTTTCTAATGATGTCATTATCTTTTTTACTTCTCCCGATTCTTCTTTCTTTTTTAATATTATTCTTTTTCCATATTCACTAGTTCCTATAAGGTTTTGCTGAATTTGTAAATCTTTTCCAGCATTCTTTTTTTCTAAAACTTCCACACGTCCTACTTTTCCTTTTTCCATACCTTCTAGCACAAGATTTATTAAGTTTATTCTATCATAACCCGAATAATCCGGATATTGTTTTCTTATTGCTTCTCTTACCATTTGATTTGTTGGGTTTTTAATAATTTCTTTTTGTTTCTTACTTCTAAAATTAATTTCTAATTTAGTATCAGTTTTTTTCTTTGGTTCTTCTTTCTTCTTAGGTTTATCTTCAGTTCCAACGCCAATAGAAACACTCTTGGGTTTCGGTTTCGGCAGTCTCGGTCGCGCTCTCTTTTTCTCCTCTTCAACTGCTTTCTTACGAATAACTCTTTCTTGTTTCTTTTTCTTCTCTGCTTTCTCTGCCTTCGCTTCAACTGCTTTCTGTTGTTGGAGAGCAGTCTTGGGTTTAGGTTTAGTTAATTCTTTTGCTTTATCTAATGTAACCTTAGGTCTCCTTGGTCTATCCTTTTTAGAATCAATAATTGCTTTCTTTTTATGATCTACCTTGTAGCCTTTACCCTCAATCAATTTAATTAATCCTTCTCTATCAGTCCCAACGGGTATTTTAATAGAAACAAGAATATTGTGAGCCCTAATAAGTTTTCTCAATTCAGCACCAGTCAATTCACCTTTAGGAGCCTTTACCATTTATAAGTCTAATAGATAAAAAAAATATCTTTATTAAATTATAAATGTTAGTTGATAAATCTCACTCTAAGAAAGATATTGTAAACTTGTTTAAGAAACATGGTGTAATCTTGGATGATAAATTAAGCAAGTGTAATATAGTAAAGAATATCGAATCATATATAAAAGATTTTAAATTTAGTGATAAGATCAAGGATGAAACTGAATTGAAGGATTATTTAAAAAATACATCACCGAAACAGAGACCGAATACAATGCAAAAAAATGATATTATGTTCAAGGCGAAAAAGATAATCAAGTGGGCTAAGAATGATTATATTTTTAATGGGGCAACATATAAGAACGATGTAGAACCTTATCAAGATATTATGAGTATTTATATGTGGGGAGATTTACCGAGTGTGAGACGTGCATGTAGAATGTATAACAATAGTTTTTATTGTAAGAATCATATTAATCCGGTAATCACAGCGGAGATTGAGGAGGAGTTAAATAACAATAAATTTATTAAGTCTCAAGTCATTCATAACTTACAAGTAAGAAGAACAAGTAAAGAAGATCCCATATTGATTGTATTTGATTAATATGTCTAAAATTGCAAGAGCATCAAAAAAGTGTATAAGAAAATTAAATTGAAATGTCTTTTAAAAAAGGATTATTGCTAAAATTGACATATGCGTTTTTATCTATAAAATTATTTTCTAAATAAAGGTATAAAAATGGATTATAAGAAACAACAAGAGGATTTAGAATTCGGTTTTAGAAGTGAAAAAGATACTCATGAATATTTAGAGAGTGTATTTGGTAAGTTAATGAATACTAAGGATAATAGAGAGATGGGTAATTATTTTGAGTTCGATAAGTATAATGATGATTATTTTATTGAAATGAAAACAAGGAGAATCAAGCACAATCAATATGAATCATTATTTTTCGGTGTTAATAAATTAGATAAGGGGGATGAGTTATTAAAGGAGAATCCAAATTTAAGGATCTTTTATTTATGGCGTTGTAATGATGGGGTTTTCTATTGGAAACATAGGAGTAGTGAATTTAAAATTGAAAGGCGTGGTAGAACTGATAGAGGCCAGAATGAAATTAATTACTGTGTAGATATCAAGTTGAAGCATATTAAACCATTAAGCCAATTATTAGATTAGTATTTAAACATTATTCTCTAATATAAATTATAGATAATGTCATTTAATAAAAAAGAATGGGGGAAACAATATAAACATACACCAAAAGGTAAAAAATCAAGAACAATAGCACGATGGAAATATAGAGGTTTAATAGGTGATTATGAATCTATATATGATAGATATATTAATACTACTCATTGCGATTTATGTAATATAGAATTATGTAAAGGGTTTAAGGGGGGTAATAAAAAATGTATGGATCATGATCATAATA